CTGCTAAATGTGCAACCGAGGTGCAAGAACTAATGACCTTATCCACGCTTTCAATAACCGCCTTGGTGTGCAACCAAGTATCTAAACAAGGCTTTTGTACATGGTCAGGAATATTGTCTGTAGCCACATCTCGTTGCAGACTGACTAACTCTGCTGGTATTGTAAACAAAGGTGATGGGTCAAATACCCGATTATGTTCATGTTCAAATCTTGGGTTGCCTTGCCACCGCAGACCAATTTTGCCATTGGGTTTAATTGTCTTGCAAGGTATATAAGGGGCATTGTTGACTGTCAAAAAACTAAGGTAGCCTGACATTCCTAGTACATGGTAATTGTGGTAAACACCGCCAGCAGCCATAGATTCGACCACCGCAGAAACCCCATCTACCAGCATCATTAAACCAGCTAATTCAGACATACAGGAAACCACACAAACACCACCACGAGTAACAATCTCTCTTGCCCACCTTGCAGCGTGTATTTGGTCACCCCGACCACCTTCTAATACCAATAAGACAACTTCGCCATTTAAAGGTCTGCCATCATATGTTGGCATTGACGAGGGATTAGGATTACCAAAGACTTCCTCGTTACGACCTCTGTCTAGCAACTCAAAGCCTTCTTTTAGATTGCCATAGCGTAATGCGTACCAACCACGATTAAAAGCTGCTCGGTCATCGTGTGGTCTTAATTCTAAGATGGTCTTACACATTGCTTCAGCAGCATCAAACTCACCACGCATAGCAGCTTCTACTTGAAAGTCTAGTACATCTTTTTTCTGCTCTGTTTCGCCATTCCAAAACTTAGGGGCATGAAATCTGTACTCAAACTCACCCAATACTTCTTTAGCAGATGTGCCTGTGTTTTTTAATTCTGGCTTGATGTCATGCAGTCCCGCAATACCCCAAGCGTTCTCGTCATCCTCTGCTACTGACTTGCCATCAATATTATTAAAGTTGTGGGCAAAAGGCTGTAGATTCCAAAAGGATTCTATCTTAGTAATGACTGCCTGTGGGTCAGACATTAATTCATCGTACTCAACAAACAAAATGTTCTCAGGATGCTCGGTATAACCTTCGTGTAGGGCAGCGTAAGAACTTTTTAAGTGTCCAATTAAATGTCCATTACAGAACTCGGCAAGGTTCTCAGGTTTAGCAATTTTGGCAAAAGATGCTGCACAAGTAGACACATCCCTAACAGTTGCTATGATTCGCATTGATGAGCCAAGGACTTCGCCCATTGTCTTTTGAATCTGTGGTGCTACCCATCCCCTAGACTTATCAACTGTAATTTTGCCATCATTACGCACAGGAATTAGCTTCCTAAGCGTTTCGTAAAGATGCTCGTTAGTTTGTCTTTGACCTTTAGTTGATGGATTGTTTTCCCATGATTGAACCACAGAGCCAAATATATCAATTAGTCCTGATGTTGAAGTTACATGAATATCATTTCTTTGATTTAGCAGTGCAGCTAAAACAGTAGAACCTGAACGGGGAAGTCCTGATAGAAAGTACATTATATTTGTATGCAACCAGTATTAGTAAAACCAGCAGATGGAATAGACCAATTAGTCAGTGACCCAACTTGTACAGGAGATGAACGAGCAGTTGTATTTCCTTGACCTAATTGACCAAAATTATTTTGACCCCATACCCACAAAGTACCATCAGTTTTTACACAACCAGCGAAAAAGTTACCAAATATAGGTTTTGACCAATTTGTTAAAGCTCCCACTTGAGTTGGTGAAGAACGACTAGGGTAATCATTAAGTCCTAATTGACCATTACTATTTATTCCCCATGACCAAAGAGTACCATCTGTTTTAACACACATAGCAGCATAATTACCCGATGCTGGAGTTAACCAATTAGTTAATGCTCCAACTTGTTTTGGAGATGAATAATCAGTTGTATTGCCTAAACCTAGTGCGCCACCATAATTTTGACCCCATGACCATAATGTTCCATCTGTTTTTGTACAAACAGAAACTCCAAAACCTACTGCTGGATTTTTCCAAGTAGTCAAAGCACCAACTTGAACAGGGGATGACCTATTAGTTCTATCATTTTGTCCTAATTGACCCTCAAAATTATCACCCCATGCAAAAAGTTTACCATCTGTTGTGGTAGCTAAACAAAAAGTAGCACTTGGTGCGCTAGATTTAGCAATTTCCCAATTAGTTGAAGAACCAATTTGTTTTGGAGATGAATAACTAGTAGTATTTCCTAAACCTAGTGAGCCATAAGTACCATAACCCCAAGACCAAAGCGTTCCGTCAGTTTTAATGCATAAAGACATACTACTTGTATGTGCAGAAACACTCGGTGTTTTCCAATTAGTTAATGCTCCAACTTGTACAGGAGATGAATAATTTGATGTGTTTCCTGTCCCTAATTGCCCTCTATTATTTCTACCCCATGCCCAAAGTTGTCCAGTATTTTTAACTGCAACAGTGTGCAAAGTTGTTGTTGCAATTTGCGACCAAGTGGTTAATGCCCCAACTTGAACTGGTGAGGAATAATATGTAGTGTTTCCTGTTCCTAATTGACCATAATTATTTTTTCCCCATAAAAATAATTTACCGCCAACAGCACCACCAGCACTTTTAGCAAATAAGAAATTCCGAGAACCAAACATTATCTGATTCCTTATGAAAGGTTTTGAATAGCACTACCAAACCAAGAAGTACCATCCGCTATAAAGCTGATAAGGTCTACTGCCGATGCTGTGGCTGTGATTGTAGGAGCAGTACCACCAGCAAATTTAACACCTGTAAAGGTAGCAGTTGTCATGTTTGCTGCTGATTGTGTAAGTTTTAGGATAAACGATTTTCCAGCAGTCGCAGTAGGCATAGTAAAGGTACAAGGTGTTGATCCTGTTAGTGTAGCAGTCTGTACTGTACCTGTAGTAATAACAAAGGTATGCGATGCACCAACTGTACCAATAACTACTACTGTTTCTGTAAAGCCTGTAATAACAGGGGTTGTTAATGTAGGAGTGTTGCTTAACACTACATTTGTAGTACCTGTAGAAGTAGAAACACCTGTGCCACCATCTGCTACTGCTAGGTCTGTAATTCCTGTAATAGAACCACCAGTAACTACAATAGAGCTAAAAGTAACACCAGTAATAGTTCCACCAGTAATCTTAGGTGTTGTCATGGTATATGTACCATCCCGAATACCATCTCCGCAATCTCTAATCTGCGCCATCATGTCTCGCATGGTGTCGTTTACTCCAGAAGGTAACATCCCCTCTGGTGCGCCATCTGGAGGTGCAGAATTGTTATTAGCAGGGGTTAGTGAGTATTTTGTATATGCCATGATTTTCCTTACTGTTGTTCTTCAAATTGCTGATCTACAGGAGATGCTAGTAAGCCTCTTAAACCTGTAATAGGTACTAAACGAGTTCTTGCCTGTATTTCTGGCATACGACCTAAAGAAACCATCTTCTGTATTTCTTCTAGCCTATTTAAGCCCATTCTTGTTGCACCAGCCCTAGCTGCACCACCTATTGTTGGTACTGCTGCACCACCAATGATTGCTCCTGGTACGCCACCAAGCATAGCCCCAATACCAGCACCTAAACCACCGCCTACACCTGTAGGAATTGGACTTGTAGCTGCATATTTTCCAATGTTTCTTAAAACATTTTGTATGCTTCCACCTTTTGCTGCTGCTTTAATTGAATTTTGCTCTGCATCAGAAAACATCCCTAAACGCTTTTTGTTTAAAGCAAGAGACTTTATCTCCTGTCTAAGAGAATTTTCTAAACCAGATTGTGTAAAGTTTGCACCAGCACGAATCTCTGCTCTTTCAAAAATATCAGCAATTTCGTCTGATTTTTTTGATCTATTGTAAAAGTTTCTAGCTTTAGTTAATTCTTTTGTTGCTGTTTTAACTTTGCCAGCTTCTACTGCCAAATCTTTAGCAGACAAATTATTTACATAATCATCAAACTCATCTAACAAACGATAAGCAATTCTTTGTTGATCTGGATTATTAAATGTTTTAGTAGGAGACTTTACGATTCTTCTAAGAGTATCTATTTCTTTTAATGTTTTAGGTGTTTCTACTTCTATTTGTAATCTATTTAAAACAGCATTTAATTCTGGGTGCAGTCCAACATCATATCCTTCTTCTTTTAACACGCTTTCAAATTTAGGTGTTTTAGCTTTTAAAGATTCTGGACTAACAACTACACCAGCTTTTTCTGCATTGCGATAAGCAATATCTGCTCTAGTTCTTAGTTGCTCTGCTGATAAGGCTTTTTCTACTTGTCTTGGTCTTAAACCTGCTGTAGCCCCAACAGCCATACCTGCTGCCATTCCTAATAATGGGTTTTCTGTAGTTTCTCCAACATACTGTGCTGTGCCTGCTGCGGGTGCAGCTACTACTGTCTGTGCTACAGGTGCTTGAGCCATCCTACCAGCAAGGCTTCTACCAGCCTCTGTAGTGGCTGTAGTGGCTAAACGACCTAATACAGGTAGTTGAGTACCAACTCCAGCCAAACCTCCTCCAGCAGCCTCTATAACTCTTTCTGTTGTTGATGTAGGCTCTGGTAGTCCAATATTAGCTAAAGCCTTGGATACTTCTCCACTAGGAGAAAACCCTTTTGTTTCTGGAACTCCACGAGCTTGTCTAATTAGATTTTCTAAGTATTTGCTACCTAATGCAGCTAAATCAGCCATAGGCAATGCCATAGAGCCAATTAATGCACCAGGCGCACCACCTACCATAGCACCAACACCAGCACCAGTTGCTACAGGAATAGCACCTCTAGCAAGAAGTTGTCCTGTCCTACCAATTTCTGTTAATTCTTGATTTTGTGTAGGCTCTGTTTCTTGCAAAGATTGTTGAATTAACTTTTGTGCTTCTTCTGGTGTAGTGCCTTCTGGTACTTCAAATCTACCGATTCTTCCATCAGGCATTTCAAATCTAGCTATTGGCATTTTATTTTTTTCCTGTTGGAATTGGCTCAAACCCTAAAAATTTAACACCTTTTGCTGATTGAGACCCACCAATAATTGATGGATTTTTATTAAAAAAGTCTTGAACTGGATTTCCTAATTCTGCAAATTTTCTATCAGCTTCTTCTCTACTAATTTTACCATTTAGAACCTGATTAGCAATATCCGCTTCTTTAACAATATAGTTGTTAATATCTTTAGTAGATTCAATAATTAACTTATTAGCACCAGGTTGATTAATAATTCTAACAACAGATTTTTTATACAACTCTAAATCTGCATCAGACATTGTTCCAGAGCCAGGTGGTCTTTGTTGTGGAACTAATTTGTTAATCAAAGCCTCGGCTGCTTGCAGTTCAGACAAACCTTTGGTTACAATTCCTATATTTCCAGCAGCTAATTTTGCACTAGCACCAAATCCTGTAGGTGTTTTTTCTAACAATGACTCAAGTCTAGTAATATCACTTAATGATCTGCGAGCAGTTCTGCCAGAATCTGCAATCGTTACATAATTTTCAGCTAACTTTTCTTGAGATTTTTTAACAAACGCACCTTCTTCTCCACCAATAATGTTTCTAACTAACTCGCCTTTGCTAACTTGATCTATTTTTCCAGATGAACTAATTTGGAATGATTGGTCTTTTGGTAATCCAAGTTGTTTCTTTTCTTCTGTTGATAAAGGTCTAAATGATTCTTTTGGTTCTTTAGACATTAACTTAGCAGCCTCTAATGGGCTTTCTATAGCAATTGCTTGAATAAGTTTATCAAGATCTACAGAAGTTTTTGTTGGCAAGTTTGCTCTTAAAGCACCAACTGTTTCTGCTGCTGCCATATCCCCACCAAACTCAGGGCGAGATAGCATCTCTAATTGAGATCCTTGACCTGTAGCCATAGGAATAGCTTGGGGAGTTTGCGTAATCGCGCCTCTAGCCATCTCTTGTGCTTGTTTTTTACGCTTATATTCCTCTAACTGCATACCAGTTACCATTTGTTTAAGACTGCGGTCAAATGATTGGTTATAGCCTTCCATACCTGCGCCTAACGCGCTACCTAGTATTTGTCCTGTGCTGATAGGCTGTCTTGTTTGTCCAGACTGACCTAGTAAGGCAATAGCAGCGTTTAGTAAGGCTTGCTGACCAGCACCAGACTGCATCCGTTGTGTTTCGGCAGGACTAATAAACTGAGAATAGTCTGGTTGTTGTCCGAATAATGCTGATAGATCAATTGCCATAATTTATCCTAGTAGAGAATTTGGATTTCTTGCTCTTTGTAGAGCTAATAAGTTATAAATGCCAGAGTAATCAACATTGCCTTGTGGCATCTGTGTTCTACCACCCATTTGCATTTGTGGCATTGGTTGCTGTGGCTGTTGTCTACCACCTAGTAAACCACTTGCTGCTCTGAGTCCTTGTAAGGCTTGTCCAGGCGATAAACTAAAACTGCTTGGTGCTGCAAGTATGTCAGAACCAGATGATGTAACTACATTGCCACTAGCGTCTAAAATAATATCGCCTAGTTCGCCAGGAATAATGGTTGCTTGTGGTGCTTCACCGCCACCATAAAAACCGCCTGGTTGTGCCTCTACATCATAAGCATAAGAACCACCTGTAGCAGTTCCACCTAATGTTTCTGTGCCAAATGGTAATCCTGTATTTGCTGCTGCACCCATGCCTGCTGTAGTTCCACCTTCGGCTAAAGCTGCTGCATCTAACAATGCTGCTGATTCGGCTGATGCTGCTGCTGCCGATCCTGCTGCTGCTGCCTCTGCTGTAGTTGCACCTGCTGCTACTGCTGCGTTTGCTGCTTGTGTATAAGCGTATGCACCTGCTGCTGTTAAGCCAACAGTTACCCATCCACCAGGTATTTCATTGCCGACAAATTTATCTACATCAGCTAATCCTTGACCTATTGGCTGTACAACAGATTTTTCAATATCTTCTACAAATCCACCGCACATAATTAATCCTTTAAGTGTTTGACTGTGTTAAAGCCAACAGTTTTATAACCTAGTCTTTCATAAAACTGTCTGGTTTTATCCATGTCTACTGCTGTTGTCTGTCCTAAATATAATTCATCTACATTCATTTCATTAGCCCAATTTTCTAGTGATTTTACTAGTTTAAGTGCTGCTCTACTACCTCGATACTCAGGTAATACAAAGAACCCTAGATCACTTGCTTTTTTGCGATTGCTAAAAAAATACTCGTGTGCAAATCCTGATATAAACCCAACAATTCTGTTGTGTTCTAGTGCGATAAAGCCTACTGCATTAGGGTTCTTAAATAACTGTAGAATCTTGTGCTTCTCTGGTGTTGCATAAGAAAACTCTGCCTCGGCTACCATCTTGGTAACCAGTTCAAAAAACTCCTCTAAACGATGTAGACTAAGTTTTTCTATTATCAGAAGAATCCACCGCCTAATAATCCACCGAGTGCTGCACCGCCTAAAGCACCATAAGTGCCACCGATAGCAGGGAACGCTTGACCTAGTGCGTAACCGCCTAGACCGCCTGCAATTCCACCACCAAGCACACCAGCACCACGATTCTGATAGGTAGGCGCGCTAGTTGTCTGTGTGCCATAGCTTCCTAATGGAGTGCCATAGACCGATGACAGATAGCCTTGTAATTGCTGATAGGGTAACTGCTGTCCAAACTGATAACGAGCTAACTGCTCTTGTAGAGGTTGTGCTGCGATAGCCTCTTGTTGTGCGCCAACTTGAGCTAGTGTCTGAGAAGGTAGGAATTGCTGACCATAGAACTGAGGTGCTAGACCAGCCAACTGAGCTTGTTGCAACTGAGCCTGTTGTTGTAGTCCTCTTTCTTGTTGGTACTGTGATCCTGCAATATTGGCTGTAATATCCCCTAGAGACCGCCCATAAGCCTCTGTAGCCGTTCCTAATGCTCTTTCCATGCTACCACTACCCAAACGACCAGACTTGCTGTAAAGGCTCGAAATGCCTGGCAATACGGATTGGCTAAATTGTTGGGTTAGTGGGCGAGTAGCTGCCTCCATCATGGCTTGTTGATAAGGATTTGCATTTAAGAACCCACCACCAGCCGTTTGTCCAAGTTGACCTAAAGATGATGTATAAGCCTGTTGAGCCTGTTGTAGAACAGGGCTTTGCTGACGAGCAATAGCCTCTTGTTGAGCAATCGACTCAGTAGTCGCAGCAGATGGGCTTACATAAGTTTGACCAGGAAAAAACTCTGGTTGCGCACCTGTAAGAAACAGACTCTGCGCCCTCTCTAAACCTTGGGTAAGGTAGGGCAATAGTGCTGGATCTACTGACGAGGTTTGTGTAGTTGTTGCCATAATTTTCCTATCCTACGATGATATATTTATAAGTCATACCTGATACTGAATTAGCAGGATGACTAATGGTTGCACTTCCTGCTGTCGTTGCCGATATATAAGGCATTGTAAAAAGATTACTGGTATAGCCATTCGATGATAGATAACTCATTGTGGCTATGATGCTAGGTGTTGCTGGTCTAGTAGGTGAAGTATCTGTACCAAAATGCTCAATCGTTACACCAATATCAGATGGTCTCCAAGCTAACTCTACATAATCGTTTTTCTCTAAACCAATAAAAAAGTTTAATGAGCCAATCATATGACTTGGAATGCCTGCACTTTTTCTTTGTGAGATACCAAATTTACTGTTTGATGCTGCTACATTAGTACCATTTTTTCTAAACCATACATCTACAAACTCAGGATCATTAACTGTGCTTTTAAACTGCACACTAAACTGAATGTTGTAGAGTCCAGAGTAACCTGCTGTTAGTTTCGTACTAGTTACTAGACTTGCACCTAAAGCATAGTCTGTAGTGCTAAACGACATAATATTAGCTGCTGATGTTGTCGTTGCTGCTTGATCTGTATCGTCTTGTACCGCTAAATAAGGGTAATACGCTGTAGCTGATGTATCGTCTGTTGCCATCAACAGAATGACAGAATCTACACCAATACGAGCATCTGTTAAGGTTGTAGTGCTTGCACCACCTGTTGCTAGAGTTACCGACCCTGTATTGTTAGTCTTGCCATTCATAATCCCATTGACTACCTCGGCTACTCCACGAGGATCGCTACCAAATGGGGGTAATGCTCTAAACATTATCTAGTTCCTAGAGGGCTTAAATCTATGTCCATTCCGACTGCTGATGTCCAGCTACCTGTAGGAGTTAATTGTAGACGATGATAGCGACCAATACCACGCACAGACACTCTATTTTCGGCATCTGCTGCTGATTGAGATCCAAAGGTTGTAGATTCTGACAAAAGCCTACGAGATAGCAAAGCCACGCTACCAGAGCCACCCTCAACAGTAGGTTTTACTAATGTAATAGATGAGGTAGATCCTGGCACTTCTATATCGCCTGTTTCTATATAAGCTGTAGCGTTAGAACCTGAAAAGGTAACAATCTTTGCACCATCCACACCGGCTAACTGTAATCTGCCACCAAGCCAAAGTCGGCTATCAAAGGTGGTCAAAATGGTGTCTAGGTTTCCATAGACATCCATGCCCTCTAAGGTAACAGCAGGGGTAGATGTCGATGCGATTCTATCTACAGTAGTCGTGCCACTTGTCCATCGTTGTGTCTGAAAGTTGTAGATTAACAAGCTATCAGGAGTAGCGGAACTATTAGAGGCATATGCCCAAATAATTAACTTCTTTGTTGGGTCTACCGCAGCAGACATAAGGTATAAAGTACCTTCATCTACATTATCAAAAAAGAACCTGTTAATTTTTTCGTTACCAATTGCAATAATCTGTTGTCCATCACAAGCGTAGAATCCATCATCGCCTAAGAAGAATGTTGTACCGCCATACTGAATAATTGAGTTAGCCTCGTAGCATCCTAAGTTTCTGCTGATGTTGTCAAACTGAAATATAAGTGGACTACCAACATATACCATACGATGAATAGAACGATCCATTAATATAAGACCATATTCACCGCCTGTAACACCGACTATAGATCCACCATCGGGAATATCTTGGAAGTCTGCTTGGGTTGTTGCTGATGCTGTCCAACTAGACTCATCTCCCAATGCTGACCATTGCACTCTGTTTGGATAACTAGATTGATAACCAGATACTACAAAGTCTCTTACTACTGTTACATATCTTGCTTCTGGTGCATCTGCTGCTAGGTTTGCAAATAAAGAAGAACTATTTAAGTTAAATCCCTGTAATTTATCAAAGCCATTAGCTGCAACAATTACATTACCAAATTGC